TGTTACTGTAGATGGAAAACTTACACCTTTATCTAGCCTCCTCCAACATCGCCGTTATACGCGAAAATTCGTATCTGCTGGCGTTGGTGATTTTCTTGGTTATATGCCTCGCCCTTCTGCTCGTGTTTCGTCGTGGTCTTATTTCGATTGTAAGAAGAATATCAATTATGATTACACGATTCCTCGATACTATCGTAGATACCTTAAACCGGAAGACGAGGTTATGCGTTCGATTGCCGCTGCTGATGCTTATGCACACTTTAGCAAGTCTTCTCTGGTTAAGCGTATTGTGTCTTTGTGTGTTGACCGGTTCAATCTCAATTCCGCCGTATCCCGTAGAGCATCGTACGTGTGGGAGCAAAAGCAAGTAATGCGTTTTTCCTCCTCCTCTCAGAAAATGCCCAACTTTGACCCTCCCACTTGGCTAGACTCGGATATTCTTCAGTTTTGGAGAGATCATTATAATCTTCAACTAATTACTTAATTTATGGGAAAACAACCTTTTATTTCACATGCCGTAAATGGTTACTCTCGTTACGATGTTCCTGAGAGTAAGGCCTTTACATGCACACCGGGTATTCTCTATCCTGTGCGAATCGATTTTATTAATGCCCGTGACCGCGTCACTATCGAGCAGGGCATTGACGTTCGTAGCAATCCTCTTGCTGTTCCGACGTTTAACCCTTATACTATTCGGCTTCACCGTTTTTGGGTGCCGCTACAACTGTATCATCCTGAGCTGCGGACGAATAGTAGTAAGTTCGACATGAACAGTCTGAGTTTGAATTTTATCGCCGCTTCATCTACTGGCTCATACGAGTTTACGACCAATAATTTTCCTTATTCCAACTCGCTGCTTCGTTGGTTACGCATCGTCCCTTCCTCTATCCCGACTCCAACTTCGAGTAATGTTCCGGTGGGAACCAATCTTTCAGCAGCTCAGTTGGCGTATCCTTTAGGTTGGAGTAATGCCGATTCTTATCTTGCTTACTGGGATATTGTTCGAAATTACTACGGCTATTCCCAGTGGGGAATTTACTCTTTTGCCTGGCCTTCTTCGTGGTATTTTCTTCGAAATTCAAATGGTTCTGCGTTTGATGTTATGCAGTTTTTGTCCGATTCGGCTTATTTCTCTCAGCGTTTCGGGAATCTTGAGTTTCTTGATGCTTTTTTTGAGAGCCAGTTTTACCCCTCCGCTGTTTCTTCGACCAATAATACGTATAATCGGGGAAACCTTTTCTCGCAGATAGTGCTTTCTGACCTCGGTGCTGTCGCCGCTGCTTCTTCTGATGGTTATCCCGTTTCGACCATCCGTCCCGGCGGTTTTGTCCTTAGCGAAACTGGACCTTCGTCTCAATACGCCACGGTTCCTGGAGACACAACTATTACCACCCTTGGCGCTTTCTTAGTCGCGCATCCTATGGCTGTTGTTCCTTCTAACCCCGACCGTTATAGTAGATTGCTCCCTACTGGTTCGAGTTCTGCCGTTTCGATGACCGGTGTTTCTACTATTCCGCAGTTGGCGATTGCTTCTCGTCTTCAGGAGTATAAGGACCTCTTGGGCGCCGGCGGAAGTCGTTATAGTGATTGGTTGGAGACGTTCTTTGCTTCTAAGATTGAACATGTCGATAGGCCGAAGCTTTTGTTTTCTGCCTCGCAGACAGTTAATGTTCAGGTAGTCATGAATCAGGCTGGCGTAAATAATTTCCAACCCGGAACTCCTGGTGGTAACATTAACAATCCACTTGGTCAGCAAGGAGGTGCTATTGCCTTCAACGAGCGTCTCGGCCGTCGTCAGTCTTATTATTTTCGCGAACCCGGTTACATGATTGACATGTTGAGTATCCGTCCTGTTTATTATTGGGCTGGTGTTTATCCTGATTACCTTCATTATACAGGCTCTGATTATTTTAACCCGATTTACAATGACATTGGTTACCAGGATGTTCCCAACTTCCAGTTCGGTTTAGGCACTACGACTACAATCGAGTCGGTCGCTAATGAGCCGTGCTTCAACGAATTTCGGGCTTCTTATGATGAAGTTTTGGGCCAACTGTCTCGCTTCCAGAGTAGTATTGTTAGTAGGCCTCTTTATTCTTATTGGGTTCAACAGCGTGTTTTGTCTCAAAGTTATAATACTTACTACGCTAATTTATTTGTTGATTTAGCTCAAGTAAATTCGCCTTTTGCTTCTAACCTTGAGGATAATTTCTTTGTAAATTTGTCTTATTCGGTACAGAAGAAGAATTTGGTAAATAAAACTTTTGCTACTCGTTTGTCTAATCGTTAATACATTTATTATATGGCACTTGATTGGCTTCTTGAAGACGCTCCCACTTATGTTTCTCGTGGTCAGCGCATCATGTCTGTTCTCGACGGTTCTGGTTCTGTCGATGTTCTTCCCGGCCGGCCGGATGTGGCTGCCGAACCTTCTGATTTCGAGAAGGGTGAGAAGTTCGACCCTGATATCGACTTTGATCCTAACTCGTTTTCTCGTATGGATAAGTTTGACGGTCTCGAGGTTGGCCAGGAACTTATTGATTCTCAGCTTGATAGGTCGAAACCTATTTCGAATCCTACTAATTCTGAAGAAAAATAGTATTTACTTTACTTGACGATATATGCTACGTGCGCGGACCCCTTCTGTAAGAGTTCGTGAATTGCTGAAGGTTATTGGTAACGACTGCCGGAGAGGCCGCGCATTTTTCTATCGTTCTTTAAATTTTATTACTATGTCTGATACTAAACTGCCGTTTTACAAGTCGAAGGCGTTTTGGACGTTCGTCTCTTCCATTGTTGCTGCTTTAGCTGCCTTTTTTCTCGCCTCGTGTTCGGCCCAGGCTAGGATGCAGCGTAGCGGCGTTCATATCGATACAGTGCGCGTCGATTATATCATTCGTTCTAATAATTTAACCCATATATAGTATGTCTATTCCTGTTGCTGCCGCCGCATCTTTCGGTCAAGCTCTCGGTCAGTCTGCCGCCTCTACGGGTACTACAGGCTTGATTACTGGCGCCCTTGGTCAGCTTTTCGGAGGCATGAATGCCCGTCGTCAGTGGCGTTTTCAGCAAAAGCAAATGAAACTTCAACAGCAGTACGCTTTGGAGCAAATGCAGAAGCAGTCAGAGTTGTCTTATGCTAATTGGCAGAAACAATTTGATTATGAAAACGCTTATAATGACCCTTCGAGGCTTTTTGCTCGTTATTTGAAGGCTGGTGTTACACCCGCGGCCGTCCTTGGTTCTTCGGGTGTTGGTGTGAATGCTACTATGTCAGGAGGTTCTGCTGCTATGCCTTCCGCTGCTGGCCCTTCTGGTGGCTCACCCGTCAGTCCCGGTGCTTCGCCTGTTGCCGACCCTACTGCTATTGCGCAGAATATGGTTGCGCAGTCAACGGTAAGCCGTAACGATGCTGCCGCTAATCGTGATAACGCTGAGGCTCAGTCGATTAATGACCAGAATGTTGGTAATCAGCTTTATGTCGCTATGGCCCAGGCTCGTGTAGCCCTTGATGAGGCAGTAACAAAACATAATTTAGCTGCCCATGATGTTCTTCGAGTTCAAGAGGATATAGAAAAGAATAATCGATTTATTTCTGATACTACCCTTTTTAGTGTCATTGATGAAAAGAAAAATCAGGCTGCCCTTGTTGCTGCGGAAGTTAAGCGTTTGGGTATTGAGAATGAAAATTTAGGTGCGCTAATGTCTGCTCAGGCTTTCATGATGAATACTCAGGCCAATCTTAATCAGGTTCTTGGCGAACAGGCTCGCGAAGTTATAGAGTCTTTGCGTTTAAATAATCTTGATACTGCTAATGAGCTTGCACGTAATTGGGAAAAGCGTTTCGATGTCGAAATTCCGAATCCTCAATATTCAGAAAATCTTAGAAGTAAAAATCCTATTACCCGTGGAAATCCTGGCCCTAAAACTTTCAAGATTTCACTGTCGCTTAAAGATTTTCACGATAAAACTATTATAAACGAAGCAAACGCATCTGACTTCCTTCCTGAGCAGGCTCGCATTGCTCTTCGTAACGCGAAGGTTGACCCGTATGTTGAAATTTCTAAAGCTCTAGTTGGTGCGGCTGCTAGCATCGCCGGCGCGGGTATAATTCGTGGAGGCATGGCTCGCGCGTCTAAGACTATTTCTGCTGGCGGTTCTACCAGCGACTCTGCTGGTTCTTCACTTACAACTCGTTACGACTCGAAAGGAAATCTTGTTGGTTATGCGAAAACGGAAATGACACGCGGCACTCATTCGAGCTCGTATAATACTACTCGAAGATATCGTTAGAATAGTTGATTTTTTTTTTGCATTTTAAGTTTTTGTTGTTATATTTGCGTTGTAAACCAATAACCGTATTGTTATGAAAAAGAACAAAAATTCCAAAGTTGACAAACTGGCAGTCGATGTTGTAGAATATGCATTCGTTGAGTGGCTTGTCCGTCGAGGAATATTTACTGCCTTTAGGGCGAACTATGACCGCGTCCCTACGATTCGGAAAACCTTTCGAGACTGGTTGCGAGACCACATCCGATATGTTTATTGTAGGCCTAGCCTTGGACCCGGGTCCCTCATCTCCTCTGCTTTTCTGTTTACTTCAACTCCTGAGGGTTACGAATTCTGGATTAAGCATTCCGACGCTTGGAAGCGTTTTTACCATGAGCTTTAAATGAAACATTAAATTATATTATTATGACACAGGTTCATATCGTTGTCCGCCGTATTAATCCGGCTCTTAACGTCGATATTATTCAGTTTGGTTGTATTAAAGACGATCAGTTTTCGACATTACCTCTTGATGCTCTTGCGCATACTCCCGTTTCTGATTTTGTAGAGTATTCTAGCATCTCTGCTTCGCCCTATATCCATCATTGTCGAATTCCCAGCCTTGTAGAGGCCCTGATTGCGTACCCTGACTTTTCGGTCGATTTTTTCGACAATACACTCGTTCTTATGTTTAGTACTGATTTGTCTCACAATGAAAGCGCGTCGAAAGAAGAAGGGA